TTTCAATAACTTCACCTGGTGTACCAGAAATACCACCGTCTTCATCAATGACTACAACGTGGATTTCATCATTTGAACCTGATCTATTAGATACATATGTTGAAGTTCCAGGAGCGCCATCTACTGAATCGTAATATCTCCATCTTCTTTTTATTCTTGCATCATCTACAACAGCAACTTTTAATCCACCAGCACCTCTTGGGTGTTGAACGATTGTTAAGTCATTTGTTGCGATGTTTGTTATTCTATACTTATCACCAGAATCAAAGTCTGTAAGTGCAGCAGTTGTAGAAAATTCAATAATGTCTCCTACGTTAAATGCTGTACCATCATCAACTGTAACTGTTGTGTCACCAACTGATAATGTATCGTCAACTTGATTTGATGTTGTTAATGTTTGTTCAAACGCTGTAGCACTTGGGCAAGTTGCAACTAATAAGTTGTTTCCCCACGCACCTGGCGTTTTTGCTGCAAACAGTCCAACGTTGGCCTGTCCTGAAGCGTAATTGTTTTCGTAATCATCAACGTTCTTTACCAATACACTTGAACCAGTTGTATTTGCATTCGTCAATGAGGTGTTCTCCGTTCGTACAACTCTAAGAGCATTAGAATACTGTAGGAAACTTGCGGCAGAAAACCAATATTCAAAATTTGTTGAATCTGGTTTACCGAAAGTATCTACTAGTTCTTGTTCGCTGGATATTGCTACTATTTCGCCGACTGGACCTTTGTTGAAAGGACCCGCAACAGCTCCAATAGAAGTTGATACCGCAGGAATAATTCTAGTTAAGTCTTTTTCTTGTACGAGAACCCCTGGTGATACTTGAAAAGCCATAGGTTTATTCTCCTCTTTAATTAGCTAATTATTGTTATTCAAAACTCGTAAGTTTTCTTACGCCCATAGTCAAACTTTTTATCATTTAGATATTTATAAGAACCTAAAATTGAAGATTTATTGACCTTTATAGACGACAGGGAACCATCGTGTACCATATTCATCTACCGTTTCCTCATTCATAGGATCGCTATTAATTCCATCGTCCATAAATCCAAAAGGTGCCATATCTTGTTCAATGAGTTTTTGTTGTTCCATATACATCTGACTTCGTATATTCATATCTGATAACTCTTTGAAATATGGTTGATTTGATAACCACCCAAAGATAACTAAACACATTACTAAGTCATCATTACAACCTTCTTCTGCTTGCCAACTATTACCTCTACGTGAAAATGTCGATATTTCTTCTATGATACTAAAGTCGTTAATTTGTATCTTATCCCCCTCTATAAGCGTCTTAAAATTCGCACAGCCCACCTTTTTAATCTGTTTTGTCATTCTTACTCCTAACGAAGTACCCCTACCTGAATACATCGCACCAAGTATTTGACCTGCTCTACCCTTTTGAGTAGTCATTAAGATATTTGGATATTCTAACTCATAATGCATCGCTTCAGAGATTGCTTGTCCTAAGTCATTGACTTCTACAAGTATGTGAGCGTCATTATATGCTTTACAAGTTTGAGATATGATATTTGGAAAGACAAATGGTTTAACTTCATTATTCTTATAAGTACAAACAACTTCATAAGGTATCTTTTTATTTTCTTCTTTTGTAACATCAAAGATAATGAACGCAGAGTAATCTTTATTTGTTCCTCTTGCTACGTCAACTGTACACGCATATAGTCTTCCCTTTTCTGGTTTCTTAAACATCTTTAATCCGTTCTTAGATTGTATCGGATCAAAATAAGGTAAGTTTTTAATTTTTGCTGGTGAGACAAGGGTATCGACTGAACCTAAAAATTCACACTCAAACTCTTGTTGGAATTGTTCTTCGCTTGTATTTCGTATCGTCATTTCTTTCCAGGCTTGATCTCGTCCTGGAACTTCTGACCAATGTACTTCTATAGGAACATAATCATTTCTTTTATTAATTGAATCTATCCATAATTTATAATATTGATTCATACCGTGTGGTGTAGATACAATAATCATCTTTGTATTTTTACCAGATGAGATAGTAGGATAAACTGAACTGAAAAACATCTCCGCTATATTCGCTGGTACGAAAGCAAACTCGTCTAAGAATATGATATTAAATGAACCTCCTCGAATAGCGGAACTTGAAGTCGCCGCTGCCACAATTGTTGATTTATTTTCTAACTCTATATTACCTTTGTTCCAATTGATGATACCTTGTTGTAACCATTTTGGTAAGTTTTCATAAGCAAGTTGTAGTCTTCCTAATATATCTCTTGCAGTTGATGATTTGTTCGCAAGTATAGCGATGTTTGAATTTGGATTAAACAAAGCATAATGTAAAAGATAAGAAATGGTTGTTGTTGATTTACCTGATTGTCTAGGTAATTTACAAATTGTAAATCGATTATCGTGTATTGTCTGTACAATCTTTTTTTGAAAACCATACATCTTAAAAGGTACAAGACCTTCATCAAGCGATACAATACGTACATAGTTTTCCATAAAGTATAACGGATCTTCGCTACACTTTTGGTATTCTACGATTTGATCTTTTGTAAACTCAACAGGTGTGTTTACACGCTTCAGATTTGGATTACCTAAATACGCATCGTTACTCATTTATTATTGCCTCTATGTGAGTATACCCAAGCTGTTTTGCTCGTGTTACTCTTTGATTACCTTTTAATATAGTATATAGTTTTTCTTTATAGACTACTCCATTGGCGCCGTAACGTGTTGTTGGACTTATTGTATGTTTTTGTACCTCAATAGGATTAATCATAATGTCTTTTATATCTTCAACACCAGAAGTCAATTTAGTATTATGTTGTTCATAATACTTAATATAATCTAAATCACTTATCTTCAGTATTGTCTTGTTTGGGTGTGATGTCTTTGACTTTAATATCTTCATTCTTACCCTTTAACATTTTTTGTAATTCAGCAGTAGAGCCTACAAATAAAGCGTTTTTAATGTTGGCACTTGCTGTTTTTGGTAACTCTTTTAAATCTTTGAGTTTCTTTTGTAAGTCTTGTAGTTTATCTACTGTGTCCGCAACGTTTTTAATTAACGCACCAGCAACTTCATAAGCTCTTGGGTGTTGTCCTTCACGAGCAACATCAAGTATGCCTTCGATTGCCTCTTGTCCACGTTCAATTAAATTATAATAGTTTTCTCTACTATACTTGTAGTCGTTATCTACGTCTGCTTTGTCTTTTTCTTCTTTACGAGGGACTAAAGGTTTAAACTCTTTAGTTTGTATTGATGTAGTTATGGGATTTTCTTTTTTTTCAATACCCAAAATCTCATTTACTTTGTCTTCCAATTTACTCATAATAATATTTAGTAGTTATTAACTACCTTGAATTGATTGATTACTTATAGGAACTGTCCATTCTTCTGTTCTTGCAATCGGAGCAGTTTCACCACCTGAACTTAATGCAGATGTATTTGTTCCTGAAACAACTCCAAAATTGTCGGATTGTGATGTTGCTAAATTATTAACTTCCGTCCAAGAGGAACCATTATAAGATTCTGTATTAACACTGTTTCCACCAAAAATTAATGCTGCTGTTGACAATGTTCCAGCACTTCCAACATAAGATCTTGCACTATTTAAATCATTCACTTCAGTCCAAGAACTACCATTCCATTCTTCTGTTAATGTTTGAGCTCCAGGAGCTGGAATACCCCCCTGACCCCCAAAATATAAAGCTGATGTTTGTATTCCTGAAGCACCTGCTCGTATTCTTATTGTGTTTATTTCTGCTATTTCTGACCAAGAAGTACCATTCCAACTTTCAACATTATTAACAAAGTTAGGTGCTCCTGGACCAGTTCCTCCAGATATTGCTAATCCAGCTGTAAGTAGACCAACGCCAGAACCAGCATTCCGAGCTGTATTTAAATTGTTCTCTTCCGTAAATGAAGTTCCATTATAAGTTTCTGTGTTATTGACTTGACCTGTAGAATTAGAAGCAATATCTCCACCAGCAACAAATCCTGCTGTTGTTACACCTCCAGCATAAGTTTCCCTTCTAGCTGTGTTTAAATTATTTCCTTCCGTCCAAGAAGAACCATTATAAGTTTCAGCATTTGATTGTAAAGTTCCCGAAATATTACCTCCAGCTGCAACTGCTGATGTTTGTGTTCCAATAATTGATCCTCCTAGTTGACCACTAGCATTATTTCTATTTCCACCTGATGCCCAAGAGCCTGTTCCTAATACTTTTAACTTAATCTTTTGTTCAGTAGAGTTATACCATAGATCACCAAAATCTGGCGCTGGCGGATCACTAGCAACTGTTTGAATTAAGTCACCACCTGAAGTAGATGGTGGTATAGTTGTAATATCAGACAGCGAACTGTTTGTAATGTTGGCCGCTGGTATTGTACCTGTTAAATCTGTAGCGTCAAACTTACCTAAAGTTTCTATGTTATTTGCTAAATTTTGTTTTATTGTTCCCATATTAACTCGCTGTTATTGTTTGTGTTGTTAGTCCTGATGTCCATTCTTCTGTTACATTTGTTACAGGAGGT